CAGGCGTTAGGCCAAAAAAACTGCGCCGTCAAAGGCATTACCACCTTTCCAATGTGATCACACTGCTCGCATGAGAATTCATACGACACATCCACATCAGGTTTAATTTTTTCATATACTTTGCGGAGGTGCGATACGTCCCGCAAGGGCATCAAGCCCACAAATTTATCAATATCTCCTCGATCGGTCTGATCATTTAGTGAAACAATCACGGCCTTGAGCAAGTCAGTGCTGCGTGAAGCTGGAAGATTCAGTTTCTTTTTCTTCTCTGTTGCCTCAGTCAGCCCGCGCTCATCAGCAGCTGTAAGCAGCTTGACTTCAGCCGTGATTTTGGTGGTAGGCAATTCAAACACAAAGTTGTTGGCATCATTAACCGTAACACCCTTGGGCATCTCGCCTGGGGTTACGTGAGTCAGCTCATCCAGCAAGAACTCTTGAGTTACTTCTTCGCTGCAGCCCGGACAGTTCACTCCGGTTTCATAAACGGGCCCAAAGCCTGTAATACGTGTAGCAACTAAGAGAGCATTCTTATCCCCAATCAGCAGTGTTCCCACTTTGATCTCGGGATCTACAATAACCGCCTGCAAAAGTCGATCGATTGCCAACCCCTTCCGGATCAGAGTTTCTGATGTAAGAATATCTTCTTCTTTAGCCGTCATATGACGAATTTCAATTGTATCAACCCCGTGGAGAGGATGATCTTCTGCATAATACTTGCCTCCGGATGGCAACTCCACAAATTCAGTGGGGGTGACAAACGAAAACAAACCGTTATTGGTTTTAGTTGCAGATGGCGGGGGAGGAGCGGCGTCCTTTGGGGGACGAGTCCGCTGTGAGTTGTTCCTTCTTCCCATTTAGTACCTTCTTTCTAAGCTTAGGGCTCCGTGACGGCAGCAATGGCTGGGCCAGCAGTATACTCTGCCCAATCATACTGGATTGTCAGCGAAATGTTAAGGAGATTATCGTTCTCATAGCTGAGATCACCAAACTTGGCGTCAGTAATGAAAGCGTTCTCCAAAGTCCACTCGCCAACCAGACCGCCCTGACCACTAAGTTCGTGAATCACGACGTTACCGAGAGCATCAACTGCCATCGCCTTATTGACGGTGCCAGGTGCCTGGGCCGGATTGTCGAAAGCTTCGAGCTGAGTCGGAGGCTTGAGATAGCCGGACTTGACGAGAGCATCATAGAGAATCTGGTTGCCATCAGGGTTAATCGCGTTGACGATGTTGGCTGTAACAGCACCCCAGGTAACACTACCAGGATAGTAGTAGGTATTACCGAGGAACTTATGGGGAGTCGAAGAAACCTGATAATTGGGCTTGGTCACATCTTTAGCAAGATACGGCTGATATGAAAAATCTCCGCTCTCGCTAACTAAGTTCGGGAAGTAAAGCAAAAAGCGATGTGATCTTTTCGGCTCCGATAGTGCGCTGGTCCAAAATGGCATTCTTATAATCTCCTCATAAGTTCTAAAGTTAAGTAGTGGGGGAGACTATAATCTCCCATATTATTAGTCATCGAACGAGGCTCCGGTGCGAGTGATGTTGAAGTCAATCGCGATAAACTCAATCGCACGTGCTGGCTTGAGGAAGATACGCGCATACATGATGTTGCGATCGACCAAATCCGGGGTTGTGGTTGTGTCATCAAGGATCACCTTGTAGTCCGTCAAACCGAAGTTTGTCTTGACGTTGGCCAAGAAAGGATTGACCTGAGAAGTGAAGCGGAGCCATGTCTGCTGCACGTTCGGATCAAACAGGAGGTTTGCGGCAATCTGCGAGATGCGCTTCTTGACGAAGATCATCATTCGTCGCACGTTGATGCGATCGAGAGCAGAAGGTGTGACCTGGAGCGTCTTCTGACCGAAGACCACGATTCCCTCACTCGGGAACTTGGCAATCGGGTTGATATTAGCTGTGTACAGGTTATCACGGTCGATGCGTCGCAGCTGGTGCGAAACGTCGACGATGGGGATTCCGGCAGCGCCTTCGGTGAGGCCACCCCGGTTGAAGCCAGCGGGGGCAAACCAAACCTGGGTCTTCTTCTGTGAGCTAGAGAAAGTACCGACAGCGGCGACTGAAGGGGGAACCCACAGTAGAGCGCCATTGATGGAGTCTCGGGCCCGAAGCCAGGGATAGAAGGTACAAGCATAAGAGCTGTTGATTCCGCGCGCTTTGAGGCTCGTGATGACGTTATTGAGGGCGGCGGCCGTATTATTACGAACCACTGTACGGCCTTCGGCCCGTGGCGTAAAGCCGTCGGGGAGGTCAATCACAGCCAAGGCATCAGCACGGTCTTCACAGGTCTGATAGAGATGTGAGGTAAGACCGTCATCAGTAAGGCCAGGGATCGAGGCGAGGTTCATGCTCACCACTTCAGGGTCGGCCACTGCATCGATGGCCCGCTTGATAGTGGCGCGCGCATAGTTAAGATTCTCGTTAGTGCTGTCGTTAATGAAGCTATTACGGAAGGGATCCATCTCAGTAATATCGAGACCATCATAACCTCCATACACCGGAATCGTAAAACGGTCATAACCTGCGTTGAGGACACCTACTGTGGAACCACTACGGGCGGTCCACGATGACCCGGTTGCTCGGAGACCTTGAGCCCAGACAGTGGTGCTCAATGTGCCATTGGGATCTCCAGATCCACTAATAGGTCCAATATCATCCAGGGAGAAAGCCACACTGCGGTCGCAACGGGCCGTCGGTGGTGCGAACTCACCAATAATACCGCCGCGTGGGCGCTGGAGGTCGGCGACCGACTCAGCAAACCGCGTGGATCCGGGCGACCGGGTGGTGCGGAAACCGAAGTAAGCGTCGGTTTCATTCGTAAGGCCCCCGTCGGATGCACTGAGGCGCATGGCCGGGGTCGGGTAGATGAGATTGAGGCTGGCCGTCGCTGTCGCGTTATAGTTCTTATATTTGACTAAACCGAGATCATGGCCGGTTCCGCCGCGGGGCATCGAGGCACTAAAGTGTGGAAAGAGAACAGAGGAAGTAACCCAGTTTGCGGCGGGGACTGAACTCGAAACGTCAGTCACATCCGCATATTTGACGAGCCCAAGCCAACCAAATGGAAGGTACTTAGCGTCAAGGCTGCCTGCCTCCAAATCACTGTTAAGCTCCACTCGGATATACTTGGAGACATTGGGCCAATCGCCCTGTGTCCGATAACGACGTTCTGCTGCAACCCAGGTGCGATATTGAGTACCAATCTTGCGCCCAATATAATTGAGAGAGAGAGGATTGAGATCGCAGTCGTTGTACTGCTCCAAGACCTGAACCACATTGTCAGAATCATTCAGGTGACGGATCATGACGGTGAAGGTACCATATGGATTGCTTTCGTTGGTGGACACCTTGATGTCCTGAATTGAAATCTTGAGATTGCGGTTCGTCCAATCACCGTGATCGTTAGTAGTGATGAATTTGAAGAGCTGTTGCGACCCGGAAGCGACGTAGCTCCCGCTATTAGAAGACAAGTCCTGCCCAATAACCGGGGGGGTTTGGCCTCCGATCACCGGAGATAAATGGTCACCGCCCTTGTCGCTTCCGCTCACCAATGGAATCATGGCGGCGTAACAGTTGGCCGCGGAGATGTTGTCAGACAAGTGCTGGTCAAATGTCTCCCCGAGCCAATAGTTTACAGCCTGAGTTGGGTCAGTAACATCGGTATTAGTCAATTGTGGGTTGGTGTTGAATACTTTGCGAATGTAGTATTCCGAGCCGCGATCAAAGTTGAAGGTAGTAGTATAGGTTGTCGTTCCGCTAGCGTTCAGTACTTGGCCCTTAAAGCTATACGACGCCCCAGTATTCTTGATAGCGGTGTTGAGGCCCGAACTTGCAGAGGCCGCGGCGCCGGGACCATAAACGTTTCCGCTCAATGCCGGGACTGTCCCCTCCTCAGTGCTATAAAAAATAGCAGCAAGAGCAGCGCTCGCGGTCACCTTTGTGGCGTCCATTGAGCCGTCACTAGAGCCCGATTCAAAGATGAAAAGCCCTACAGCGCCAGTGATACCAGTTGCAGAGTTCCAGCCAGCAAGTCCTGCACCAGTGGCGGCAGGAGTTTGTTCGCCGAGCAGTCGAATATAAGTCAGAGGAGAACTGTTGCGCAGATAAGCTTGGGCCGCATACGTACCGTACATGGGCGACACTTGATTGCCTTCTCTCCACACATCACCACCCATGCCACCAGGGACGGGCGAGCCAAAGATGTTGACAAATTCCGAAAAGGAAGCAACTGTGACCGGGCGCATTGAGGGCCCTTTTTCGGCGCGGCCGATGATGACCGGGCCTTCCCCTGCGGGAGAAGCGGGGAGCTGGGAGTTGTCAATCTCGTTGACGAAGACTCCGGGGGATACGAATCTGTAATTCTTCACTGACATAAGACTTGGTCTCCTAAACCTGAGATATTCTTATTGTAAATAGTACGAGACCGTCGCAATAGAATACCCCTTTGCTATTATTCTCTATAAAAGGCATCCTTCACGGTGGTGGGAATATCACCGAGCATGGTTTGCTCTCTAGAAAACTTGAATTCGACGGCGTTTTCACGCTTGACAATTTTGGGGCGCTCTTCGTTCTCGCCGGCTCCAATTAAATAACCTAACACCTCGATATTTATATTAGTTTCGTAATTGCGCTCAGCCATCCCGAGATTACTTTGGTTGGCATTATTTTGAAATCCACCATCAATAAATACTTCGTAGTAATGACCCTCTTTGTGGATGCGTTTTGGCATGCGCGAATTACCCGATACTGTAACAAAAGGTTGGATCAGTTGGTTCATCTGCTGCTGGTACTCAGTTCGGAGAGAAATCTCATACTGAACTTTGACCCATGTGGGCAACGGAATTGTCATGGTTTCATACACCACGCGTTGGGTGGACATATCGCGTTTACTGCTGTTATACATCTTGGATCGGACACTGTTGTCGGGACCATAGCGCCGGTTGGCTGCCGCGTTTTGAAACTCTGCCGTTTTCTTTTGATTGATCCGGCGGGCGACTGTGATCGTGCCGCCTTTAGGATCGGGATAAGGATAGAGGTTAGCGTAGACGGTACCCTTGAACGTCGGGTCCTTGGTAACGTTAGTTCGCGTAAGAGTCATCAGGGGAAGGATCAAAGTTCCCTCGTCATCACGCAGATCTTTGTTATTCTTGATCTGAAAAGCACGTTCAGCTGTCACCCACAGAGGCGGAACACGGC